TAAAATTGGTCAGGCTAATGCATTTGGTTTCTCAAGAGGAGAATTAGGACCATCAATTGGATCAGTTGTTCTTCCAATACCTAGCGGAATTAGTGATCAAAATAAAGCAGATTGGGGATCAAACTCAATGACTGCTTTAGATATTGCTAAGGCAGAGATTGCTAGAAGGGCAATTTTTAATGGTTTATCTGATGGTGCAAAAGCAGTTTCAGATTATATGGAAGCAGTGAAACAAAATAGTGGAGCAACAGCAACTGCTGTTGGAAATTCTCTTGCTGCAGCTGCTGCCGGTGTAGATGGTCAAGCATTATTATCAAGAACAACTGGTCAGGTATTAAATCCTAACATGGAACTCTTATTTAAGGGACCATCATTGAGACCATTCTCTTTTAAATTTCAACTATCACCTAGAGATAAAGAAGAAGCAAATCAAGTAATTAAAATTCTGAGATTTTTTAAACAAGGTAGCGCACCGATTAGATCAAAATCTAATCTATTCTTAAAATCTCCTCATATTTTTAGAATAAAATATGTAAGAATGGGTGAAGAAGGCGAACTTCATAGAGGATTAAATGCATTTAAGACTTGTGCATTACAATCAGTTGGGGTGAATTACACTCCAACAGGAAATTATGCAACATATAGTGATGGTGTTATGGTTTCATATGATTTATCAATGTCATTCTCAGAAATCACTCCAATCTTTAATGATGATTACAATCTAGACGATTCATTCATCGGTTTCTAAAATGTCAAACTACTTTAGCAAAATTCCAGACTTTGAGTATGTTAGCAGACTTCCTGATGCTAGAATATCCGATTACATCCCTGTAAAGAATATCTTTATGAGAGGTAAACTCAGAGAAGATATCTTTCAAGATGCTTCTGTCTTTACCAAGTATAAAATCAAAGGTAATGATAGACCCGATAATGTTGCATATGAACTCTATGGAGATGCTAATTTAGATTGGTTAGTTTTAACATGTAATAATATCATTAATGTATATAATGAATGGCCTATGACTCAATTTGATTTTGAGAATTATCTACTAGAAAAGTATGCGACTTATGATAAGATAAATGCAATTCATCATTATGAAACTACTGAGGTAAAAAATTCTTTAGGAGCAGTAATTACTTCTGCTGGATTACAAGTTGATTCCGATTTCTCAGTGTCATTCTATGATGATCAAACAGAGGGTATGACAACAGTATTTCCAGTGGTTTCAATAACAAATTATGAGTATGAAGAAAATCTTCAAAACGATAGAAGAAATATTTTTGTTTTAAAAAGTAAATTTTTAACTATAGTTAAAGATGACTTGGAAGAAATGATGGAATACAAAAAAGGTTCCACTCAATACAAGAGTGAAACCTTAAAAACTGCTGATAATATTAGACTATTTCAGTAAATTAATATATGCTGCGATAACTAAGAGAGTTAGGCACAACTGATTATATTTCATTGAAAGTATTTGTCCATTCTAAGTTTGATGTAATACATTCCCAACAACCAGACGGAGAAGAGAAATCCTTCTCCGTAACTCATAGTGTTCCATGCATGAACTGCGCTATCCATTATTCTTCAGCAAGTTTCTGGAAGTAGGACAGGGCATCATCTTCATCAGAGTCCGCAGACTTAGTAGGAGTGATGTCTGGTGCATTGAAGTCAGCAGCAGGAGGTTTGCTTGACTCAAAGTTAGGAGAGAAAGATCCACGACCTTCACTCTCACTTTCCAGTTCCTCATCATAACGACGGGGTGCAGACTTCTGACCCAACACCATCTTCAGACGCTTATCCAGGTCCTCATAGGACTTGAATTGATCTGTTGCAACAAGTGCTGACAAAGAGTATTGCTTCTGCCACAATGCTTCTAGTGCATCGTCATCATCCAGAAGTGGTGAGACACGATCAAACTCAGAAGAATCATAGTTCCAGTAACCTGCAACCTTCTTCAGTTTCAGTTTGAAGTTAGCACCCTGCCAGAAGTCAAACGGATTGATTGGAGTCTCATCCTCAAACTCAGGTTGCATTGCTTCCATGACCTTATCAAAGATCTTCTTACCAAACTTATACAGGAAGACACGACCTTCATTCTGAGGGTTAGCCTTGTCCTGCACAACATAGATGTTGGCATAGTAAGAGAGTTTGCGTTTCTGCTTACGAACAGTATCTTTATCTGCTTCGTTACCGCTGTTCCATAGTTCGCGGTTGTACTCAGACACAGGGTCTTTACCACCACTTGTAGTCAAAGAATTTTCAATGTACCATCCACCAGGACCTTGGAAGGCATGGGAATACATCTTTGCCCAGGGAAGTTCTTCCCCTTCGGGTGCGGGCAGGAAACGGATGACTGCGTAACCGTTGCCGGTCTTATCCATTTCAGGTTTCCAGAGACGGTCATCTCCACCGCCACTAGTGTTGTTCATCTTCTCAACTTCTTTTACCAACTTAGAAGTTAACGAACCAAGAGAAGACTGCTTTTTAAGGTCTGCGAAAGACATAGGATTACCTCGGATTAATTAGATTTGGCTTGTGTGTACCTTGCTATTCTACAGGTCAGAACCCGTAGAGTCAACTTGATTTTTCATAATATTGAGCATTTCATTCATGTTGTTAAACACAACACTCATATCAACATTTGCGGGAAGTCCCATTGCGCGAGCAGACTCAATCATATTTTGCTTCATCTCAATCGCACTAGGATCATCAGACAGACTCAGACGAGTCCATACAATTTTCTGCTTATCAATCAATTTCTCTAGGAGATCGATGTGACGCAGTTTTTCTTCCGTGTCCATAGAGGGGAATTTAAATACGCTAGAGTATACTTCTTCCTGAAGTTCCTGGACTTCAGCAAGTTCTGCTCTAACGACTTCGGATTCAAAGAAACTCATTTACCCTACCGCAACCTCTCTAAGGATTTTTTTATAACGTGGTACATCAATATTTAGGAACGGAGAATACTTTTTCATTCTCATACTAACGGTTTCCCATACCGGATCTTGTAGATCATTGTCAAAGTTTTTTCGGAACTCTAGTATTCTATCAAGAATTACCATAGTTTCAATAGAGATATCCCCACCCAAATATTTCTTTAGGATAGTCGGGTGTCCAGACTTGCTTGAAAACAAATCATCCAACTTCTTTTCAGAAAGGAGTTGTTCAATCTCTCCCTTGAACATGTAAGACATTGATTGAGTTCTCTTCTTCCATGAAGTGTATCTAACTTCACCTTCGCGAATCAATTCTCCTATCCAAAGCTTACTTGGATCAGTGCAGGTGATAAAGTTAGATATGAAGAACTCAACTACTTCCTTATCGTCTTTTTTTCTGGCAAGTTTCTCAAACCAGAAACGATCTTTCCTTTTGTAGAATGATTGTACTGTAGCACGACTCTTACCACAATACTTGTGATAGTCATACTTCTCTTTCGTGAAGTGATTCTTCAACGAAAGATACTGCTTATAGGCATCAAATGGCATCATCAAAAAAGTAATATGGAAGATTTTTGCCGGAAAATTTTTTCCGATAAAAATGAAATCAAAGGGGCAATTTTGCGCGGGAACTTCTCTTCAGAAAATTAAGTTCTAATGCTTCGCATTTAATTTTTTCTTTAAGAGGTTTGGAGATCAGTTTGGGAACAGAGTCTAGATCAATACTATTCTTCTCGCAAAAATAAATGATAGCATCAATATAGCTCATATTATTTTCTCCATGCACAAGAGTCTCAATCTCTTGAGCAAATCGCGCAGGACAGAAGAATTTACTTTCTAATACCTTCTCTAGTTCATTCTCCATTCTCTGACCTAAGATTGTGAGATACAAATTCTTTAATGTAACGAACTAACAATTTAATATAGTCCCCTTTATTCCTTTTGTCAAATACTTTTACATCACCACCAGGAGTGACCATAATAGTAATGAGTTTTTTGACAGGGATACCAGTTAGTTCATAGTAAGCAGAAGCATAAAACATTTCTTGAACGAAATAGTTCTCCAACCACTTTTCAGGTTTGATTTTTTCTGATGTCTTGAAATCGATGACTGCAAGTTCTCCTTCATACTCTGCGATGCAGTCAACTCTACCCGCTAGACCAAGATACTCGGAGTACAGAGTCCTTTCTATAGCGTGTATATTATTTATCTTGTCCAGATATGGTAGGGCATGATGAAACATGAACTTGGTGAGAGGTTTGAATTGTTCCCAATCAATCTCCTGATTTTTCATGTACACCTCAACTGCCTCATGAAAATCAGTTCCACGGGAAGTTGCTTTTTTGGTGATACGGTTTGCCTCTTCAATACCAACTCGCTTACGCCAGTTAATAAAGATCTGTCGGTTATAAAAAGAAGTTACAGATGTAATAGAAGGCACCCAGTCTCCATTAGGTAAGTTATAGAGACGGATGCCAGTTGTTTCTTTCTTATTTAATTCAAGGTCACCGAGATAATTATGATGAACAAAATTCATTTCACATAGTTTCCATTTTGGCTAGCAGGTATTCCTTCACAAGTCCAGAGCGAACGATATCATTCACTCCAAATTCAACAATATCAACAGAGGGCATGACACGCAGGATCTTCATGAAGTCTGCGATACCATTTCTCTCAGCGGATTTAACAAGGTCAGTCTGGGTGGCATCACCACAGAACATGATCTTACTATTTTCACCTACACGAGTAATTATACTATCAAGTTCGTGATAATTCAAGTTCTGGAATTCATCCACGATGATGACAGCATTATCAAGGGTGGTTCCACGAATGAATGACGTAGACCAGAATGAGATAGTCCCTTGAGTTTTGAGGTTGCCATACAGCATTTCAAAGTCTGCGTCTGTGGGCATCTCAAACATGAACTTCACCATATTCTTATATGGAATCTGATAAAGAGATGACTTGTCTTCGTGGTCACCTGGCAAAAATCCAATCTCTCTAGTGGCAACAAGTGACCTTACAATGTAAATCTTTTCATACGGAGACTTCTCATCCAATACATCTTGAAGTGCGTTGTAGAGAGTGATGAACGTTTTACCTGTACCAGCACAACCATATGCCACAAGATTCTGGTTGTTTTCGTAGCAGCGGAAAAGTTCTTTTTGATTTTCTGTTAATGGTTCAATGGACCTCATTAGGTCCTTATTGATCGGTTTCTTTCTTTTCATGTGCTTGTTGCTCATCCCGAATGGAACGATTGGTGTAGGAGTTTTCTTCTTTGCAGGCATACTCTATAAAAAGTGAAGGGATTAACCGTAGTAGCGATTTTTACTGACCGTTGCACCTGGTTGTTTAGATGCACGATCTAAGACCTCATTCCATCCATTGGAATTGGCCTCACCAGTCCACTTAAATTCTGTAGACTGTCCCGCACATCCTTGTGACCAATCTCTATCCCATCCTGGGTTCTCTTCTTTCCACTCCGAGTATGCTTTCATAGTCATACTGAGTGTCTTCTTCTCTTTTGTTTCTAAATTAATAACAGGGTATGTTGGCATATCTCAATTGTTGGTGTAAATATTTATGAAACCCATTCCATTGCTTCAGCAACAGCAGGGAATTGTTTGCAGAAGATTTCTTTTGCACCTAATGCAAGATCCATATGTTCCTTCTGTGTACCATTTGCAGAACGCAAATCGATATAATGGATCCATGAACGAACTGAGCCTGTCATGTAAATTTTGGTGGGACACGCCAAAGGAAGCACAAAACGAGCACACTCCTTTGCAATCGATGCATCAAGCATCTCTTTGTAGAGTTTCATTCCCTCTTCAAAGTGCTTTTGCATTTTGATTTGGAACTCTTGGCGGGTAAACGCATCAATATCATCAATAGAATTTTGACGATTCTTGGTGTCTTGTCTGCGTAGTTCAGGTAGAGGGATCTCCTCCGCGAGTAAGGAAGAATCAGCATAGCGTTGTGA